TCTCTCCGCAATAAACCTTGAAAATCAAGGTTTTATGAAATAAGTACACGAATTTGTACACGAAAGCCCCAATATTGGGGCTTTTTTCATATCCATACGTTATGAGTAAGCACTCCGATATAAAAGAAGCCCGGCAAAACCGGGCTTCAACATTGTACCCGGCGCAACTCCGGGCTTTCGCAACAATGTGGATGCAAAATTAGCAAAAAATCAAAGGATTTTCAAAATACCCGAAAGAATCTTTTTTATCCAATTGATAATTGGCACGCGTTTAAGGTAAAGCAATGCAGCCACACCGATTAAAGCAATATAAAAGATGTATCGCCATCGGTATGGGTCGGGGGTCGGTTCCTGCTGCTTTTCCGTGTTTGTTTCATTCTTCAACACGGTGGCGGCATTTTCAGATTCTTTGCTTTCGCTCGATTCCTTGCTTTCTCCCTTTTGCTCAACATCGGTTTCAATCACCGTTTGTTTTATGGACTTGACCACGCCTTGCACCTTACCGATATTGTCCAAATCAACACTTGCCGTTGGCTTGGGTGTCGGTTGTGGTTCGGTTGGCTTTGGTTCGTCTGCAACCTTTTTACCCGAATCCTTGGCAAGTTCGCCTTGCGGCTGCTCGATTGTGGTTGGCGGGTAAAACTCAATTTCGGTGATTGTAACTTTTCCATGTTCCGTCCGGGTCGTGTCCACAACTTTTTCGGTCTGCTCTGTTACTTCCTTGACAACTGCCGTGCTGTCAAGTTGCGATTCCTTGGCTTTTGTCGCCTTTCGTGTCGCGCTGCATGAAGCAAGCAACACAAGCCCCAACACAAGTGCTAAAACCTTTTTCATACATCAAATGTTTTTAATGTCATTCAATCGGTTCAACCAGCCTTTCAAGAAACGCTTGTTGGTGTGCTTCATCAACTCGCTTTCGGTCGCCTTGCGCCCGATTTTCTTTTCATATTTGGCAATGCTTGTCCGGGTTATGTCATTGAAGAAATCAACACGTGCTTGGAATATCGCTTCAAACAATTGGTCAGGGTCTGCAAAATTCACCGCCGACAATGTTTTGTTTCCGACAATGCCATCATCTTTGACACCAAGCAATCTTTGGGGTATGACAATGCCGTGTTTGCCCGAACCCCAAACCCAATCGACCAAGATGTTTGCTACCTTTTGCGATTGTATTTGGTCGGCTTTCCACCTATCCCAATAATGCGGTTTCAATACCCGGTTCTTCACGTCCGTATCTGTAAGCAATTTCAAGTCCTTAACGTCAATATCCTTGTCGCCGTCCTTGTCATAACCTACATTTCGCCAAGTCGCGATTGTAACACCTTTGTTTGTTGCGCCCCCTGCATCTGCCGGGTCATTCACAAAACCGCCCTCCCATTTCAGGATGAACGGCAATAATATATCAATGTTTGCCATCTACCTTAGATAATAATGTTGCTATTTGAATACCACTACAACGTATGTTCTTTCCTACAAGCTGCTTATCCATGCTTTTTTCACCGCAAAAAGAGAATCCCAATATGCCAATCGGCTTTTCACCGTCAAACAAAGTGAGCAATGCGATTTCGTTTATATTGTTTGACTTCATCTTGTAGTACAACCGTTCATCAATTTCTTTAACCTTGTCAATGCCGCCATAAAAGAAACCGTCCTCTAAAACCCTTACAATCAACTTGTATTTTGACAAGCTGAAATCGGAATAATCTTCATCAACATTCATAATACCATCCCGGACTTCTTCGATTCTCATTGAGCCGAACAAGAACGGCAACCCGGTTGCAAGGTTTTTACTGCCATTATGAAATTCGATAAGCCAAGTTCTGTCGGCATTTGCCGTGAATATTGCCTTTGACAAAATCCGCCGAATCTGTGAATCCGCTTCCAACCTTGAAGATACCAACTTGTCGTGCTGCTCTGTCTGTATATTAGTAACACGTTCAATCAAGTATTTGGGATTCAATGCGAAGAAAACGACATAACCAGCCACAAGCAAGATAAACAAGCCTTTCAGGATGGAAAAGAATCCGTATTTCTTTTGCAGATTGAGCAACTTTTGAAGCCACCCAATCCCTTTGTCCAACTGTTCCATAATCAAGTGAATTGAAAACATTTCCCGACCTTGACAATCGTTGTGTCCATTGGGTACAATTGCAACGGTGGCAAGCCTTGTTCACTCCTTTTCTTGTTCACAACGGGCAAGTTGCTTTCGGCTTTCTGAATTGCCGAAATCAAAATGTCCGACCCGGTAAAACAAGAACGTCTTTCCCCAATGGGTGTCCCGTCGGGGTTCTTTGTGTAGCAATCACCGTCTTTGTCGGATGATTCATTGAAAGTCGCAAGCACCACTTGCATTTGCATTCTCAACCCGGACGCATTCTTTCCCGGATATTTGGTTGGCTGAATGATTGTCTTTTCAATCAGGATTCGGCGACCGAATAAATCTTCAATTTCGATTCCTTTGCCAATCACCACGTCCGATTCAATCCCAAGTTCACAAAATTTTGCCATTGGTCTTTAATGTTTAATTTTACAATGTGTTTAACAATAATGCGTTCAAATCTTCCGTAAACTGCAAGTATTCCTTGTATTCGGCAACCGCATTATCATTGACTGAAACGCCAAGGATATGTTTGTTGTAAGAGTTTACAAGGTCAAATTCTGCCGTTTCGTCAAGAACGGAACGAATGATTACCCTTTTTAAGTTCGCCTTTGTCGGCTTGTCGAATGTGCGCACTTCATAACACTTCCAACCGACTTGAACTTCTTTTTCCTTACCTTCAGGAATGCCCGTTTCGGGTTCAATGTTGAAACGGTACAAGAAAGAACCGTCGTTGTCCTTTTCCAAAACGGCGGGTTTGCCATGCGCCATGTCATAATGCGCATTTGCTTCGATTGAATTTAATTTCATACGGGAATGTTTTTGAAAGTTTCTTCATTAAATTGATTGAATTACAGTATTTGCACCATCCCCACCAACTGCAAATCTGCTGTTTGTACACCTCTTTTGTCGGGGCAATCTTGCGTTTGTTCAACTTTGCCACCCGGCGACAAAGTTTCTGTTTGATTGATTTCCGCAAAACGGTGTGGGAATGGTAAAATACATAGCCCAAGAAGTCAATCCCCCTTGAATCAACGGGAAAGACTTGGTAATTGCGTTTGACTTTAAGTTTCAAGCCACGCAAGTAAGCCCGGATTTCGTGCAACAATCCGTGCAAAATATCCTTGTTGTGTGCAAGAATCACAATATCATCGGCATAACGCCAATAATACTTCACCCTCTTTTCCTCTTTCAACCAATGGTCAAAATATGCCAAGAAAAGGTTGGCAAAGTATTGGGAAAGATAATTGCCGATTGGCACGCCCTCAACGGAATCTATAATTTCATCAAGCAATGCCAAAAGGCGGTTATCTTTTATTTTGCGCCTGACCACTTGTTTCAACAACTCATGGTCAATGGACGGGTAAAACTTGCGGACATCTATTTTAAGGCAATACCGCGTGCCATCCGGGTCTTGCTTCAATGCGTGCCTTAAATCCTTGGCGCATTTATGGATTCCACGGTTCTTGATACAAGAATAAGTGTTCTTGTTGAACAATGATACCCCAATGGGTTCAAGTACGTTCATTATCGCGTGGTGCAAGATTCGGTCGGGATAATATGGCAACCGATAAATAAGACGTTCCTTGGGTTCGTAAATCGTGAAAATGTGATACTTGGATGTTTTGAACGTACCGTTTTTCAAACTTTCGTGCAATGCAAGCAAATTGGCATCACGGTTTTTGTCGTGAATCATAACACCATAAGAACGCAACTTGCCTTTTCTCGCTTTTTCATCTGCAAGGCGCAAGTTTTCAAGTGAAATCACACGTTCATATAAATTTCCAATTCGTTTCATTGTTTTACAATAACACAAGTTTGCTTGTATATTAGGATTCTTCGGGTGTTATCCCTACCAAAACCGTTTTACCTATTTCATTTTTTGCCGTTGGATTGCTCCAACTCATTCAACCCCGGTCGGATTGTTTTTGTGGCAAGGTTTCCGATATGCAACTATATTTTTACAAGCATAGCTGAGAACCGATATTCGCATTCGCATTCGTAGCCGTATTATTCGTATTCGCATACACGAACCCTGCATTCGCACCATTATTCGCATTACCGCTGAACAAAACGCCACGACATCGGACAACCTTTTATTTCAAAACTTCAAAATCACATTTTTATTCCGACTATCTTGTTGAAGCCGTTTCGATTTGCTCGATTTGCGGGAAAAAGCAAAGCCGAGAACCGACATTCGCATTCGCATTCGTAGGCGCATTATTCGCAGCCGCATAAACGAACCCCGCAATCGCACCATCATGCGCATCACCGCCGAACCAAACGCCACGTTCCGAAACTCCACTTGCCGGAATGCTTGTGTAGAAGTAATCACAAAAATACGTTGTAGAACCCGCACCGACTTCAAGGGGCATAATCTCGCCATCCTCACCAATAATCAACTTCTTTACATAGCCCTCTTTTCGTGGCAAATTTCCGCGCAACTCATAATTGGCTACACCTGAACTTGTGAAACTTGCCGGGTCGTCGCAAACATAAAATTCAGATAATCCGCCGTCGGCTTCCGATTGAATCAAGCATTTGCAAGCATCCATCCATTTCCACAAATGCCCAAAAGGATTTTCAACGCCTCGATAAGATGGAACATTCACTTTGAATGGAACTGCATCATATTCCGTTGGCATTGTATATTCAACAACCCCTGTGTGATTGCCAAGGCTGTTTGTTGTACCACAAGGAATCACCGGGTAATATTCATTAAAATTGCTCCACTTCGTGCCATTCAATGTTGTAACACCCGCACTTAATCCGCCTTGGTGATAACCACTTTCATCAAGTTCGGCATTAAACGCATCTTGTGAATTGAATGTGCAATATTCAACAGCGAACAACCACCATAACTTGCGGTGCGTATGATATAAGTTACAATTCCATTCGGTTGTACCACGCTTGCGGGCATACGCACGGAAATTAGTTAATGATATTGCCGTTGCGGGCATACCAAGTTGTGTCTTGGCTGTTCCATCACGTGAAGCATCATTATTTCCACCGCGGTAATCCGCATCCATAGAACAAACAGCGGCAAGTTTGCTTGTTGAGCGTTGCACGGTCGCTTCCACGGCTGAAACATAGTCTTTGCGCCAAAGATGAAAACCGGGCAATGGTTGTGTTGATTGTAAATGCCGACATATGTTGCCGTCCATTTCAAAACGTACATACATATTAGGTAGTTCAACCATATATTGTCCGTCCTTGCCCGTCAAATCTGCCGCCGCGCCGTTATCACGTTTGGTTGAATCATTTGCGTGCAAATAATAATTTACCTTGCCATCATCTTTCAAGATGCAACGGCGCATCAATGATTGCAACGGCAATTCCTTGTGCAATTCCATCTTGCCTATTCGTGTCGGCTTTGGATTTGAAACGGTAATGTCCCATTCAATGCCGTAATAATAATCATAGGCGAATTGTGGCTTCGTGCCACCTACTCCGATAAGTAAACCCATATCAATAGCCCCATTTTAAGTTAATACCTGACAATGATGTTTGCTTCACCGTCTTTACAATTTCGGGATTCCAACCGCATTCAAATTGCGTTTCTATGAAATCGCCATCACTCATCCCGGCAAGCTGCACCGATAACAACACGGGCTGCGTGCCGTCATTTTTGATGTTGAAACTTTGACCGTCCGGCAATGAAAAGTTCTTCTTTGTCAATTGGTCAATGATTCCCATCTTTCCTATTTGGGCGGAAACGTGTTCGCCACTTCTTGTTTCATTCATAATTGAAAAGTTTGAATACAAAATTAAATCATTAATGTATTACTATAACACAAAGTGGATAAGTCAAGAATAACTTTCGCCCAACAAGGATTCAAGACGGTTGATTTCATCCCGTATGGATTGCCTTTCAGTGTGCAATTCTTGTATGTCATAAGGTAATGTCTTACCCACCAACGAACATTCATAACACTTCGTAACCCTATAATCAGATTCCGAAAGTTGTTCTTTCAATTCGTTTATTTGTGTATTTATGGCTTCGGGGTCGGTCTTGATTTCCCAAAATTGCACCACTTTGCCATCAATTATTTTACATGAATCAACTGCAATTTGCCCGGATTTAACTTGCGGTTGTTCACTCTTGACAAATTCAAGAAACCCGGATTCCCTTAATTCTGTCATTCTTGAACCGTTGCTTGGTGAACAAAACACCACGTCAACCATTCCATTATCTTGTATTTTTGCTAATTCCATAATTATGTTCTATATTGTACCAAATAATAATCAGACGCATAAGCCCTTAATATAACGCTATCACCTTGCGCCATATCAATCCATCCATATCCACCGTTTGGTCTATTTGCTTTGTTATCAACCAAATGTCCACCGTCCACGCCGGATAATCTAATTCTATTCTTATTTCCCAACCATGTTATTTGAATATGCAATGAAAAGGTTCGCATACCGCCCAAATCATTCCATATAGGTGCAAGTTTTGGCAATCTTACCGCTCTATATGAAGAACTAATTGAATGAAAAATATAAGAATGCGTTAGATGAATATAATTTTCAAGTGAATCGGAATATGCTTCACCGATATATCCTTTTTCAAAAACGGCAAGTTTCCCATTTATCAATTGATTTCCAAAAACGGCAAGTGCCTTTGGCTTGTACCATACTTCATCGTTTTCACTGTAACCATCCCTATGTATTTCAACGGTCGTACCCATGCTACCCGACAATTCAAATAAAGCATTGTATGGATAACCTAAAGAACTTAAACAACCTACAAGGGTGCGTTGACTACCATTATAAAAGCGAATAAAGTTGTCCAACAATGCAAGCCCACGTGTTGTGTCTTGTTCAGACGATGAACCATAACCGATTTGTCCTTGTTGGACTCGGAAACCACCTATATACCCGGATATTGCATTTATGACACCCTCAACCGTTGCTTTGGTCATAACAACCGAACCATCTTGCATCACACGGTAAGGCGCAGTTGCCCTGTTTTCAAAAGAAGCACCAGCCCAAAAACGAATAGAGTTTGCCGCCGTTCCTTGCCCTGTCATACCCGCAAGGATGCTTTTATTGTCACCTGCAACCTGAATCGTGCCTGACGTAACCAAACCGCCGTCAATCACGGTCTTTGTATTGTCATAATCAACAGCAACAACCCAATCATTAACATTATAGGATTGTCCTTGGGTCTTTTTAGTCTGACAACGGCGCAAATCTTTACCATTCACCCATAAATCGCCTATATCATAAGGTGGGTAAGGGGTGGACACAAATACACGTCTTTTGCCGTCTGCCGTATCTTGTGCATTGTTGGCGGCTTCGTATGCTTCAATTGCTTTTTGGTCTTCAATGTTCACCCAAGAATAAGAACTTGAATAACGCTTCAATTTCTTTTGTGTTGAGTGATACCACATATCACCAACGTGTTTTGCTTTCATTGCCGTTGTAGTCCAACTTGAAGCCGGGTCGGTTGTCTGAAACCATGTTTCAATCTTTCCGTCAATCTGATTGGTTAAATCGATAATGGCATTGTTGTATGTGCCATTGATAAACTTGTTCAATTCGGTGTTGTCCGTGTACTTGCTTGCCTTTTCCCAATCGCTTGACGTGTAAGAACCCGTTGCCCGTGAAGTCTTACAACGCATAATATCACCGCTGCCGCCTTGAACCCATAAATCACCTACTTCATAAGGGGTGTAAGGGGTTGACGTGAAAATTCTTCGTTTTGTTTTTGCAAGTGCAAGTGCATCATTTGCAAGTGCAAGTGCTTGTGCAACTTCTGAATCTTGAAGAACTTGCCAAGAATAAACCGAACCGTTCTTTATAAATCGGAATACTTTACCGCTTTCCGTATTATAAAACAAGTCGCCCAAATGATTTTCTTTCATTTGGTTGGTTGTCCAATCCTTTGCCGGGGCATTGGTCAATGTAGGGTCGTAGGGTTCAAAGAATTGTTCAATCTGCCCATCCAATTGTGATTGGATTTCCGAAAGAATGCCGGGCAACGTGTTGTTTATAAAGTCTTTGTTTTCCAATGATTCTTTCCCTAATTCTTCAAGGGTCTTTTCTTGCCCATTAGAAGAAAACACAATACGCCCGCCAATTTCGGAATTGTCCAAATCAAAATAGGTTGTGCCGTCTGCCGATTCAATACGCCCGGTTTTGATGAAACGACCGTTCACCATTGTAAAACCATACGTCAAAGCCAAAGAACGAATATTCAATTCGGGGTCAATACTTGATAACGTACCGATTAAAAAATGATAATAATTCACATCATCTTCAACCTTGATTTGGCTTGTGGTGAATATGAACACCCCGGCATTGCCGTTCCTTTCGCACTTTGCATAAAGATAATATGCACTGTTGTTCCCGGTCAATGTCGTTTGACCGTCTGCCATTACCCATGACACCGCCGATTCTTCTTTGATAGTGTAGTGGGTCAAAACACCGCCTTGCCACTTCACCAATCTTGGATTGCCATTGTAATTCGGTTGAAATACCGTGTTAATCAATCCGAATTGCATTGATTTTGCACCTACCGATAAGGCAAGGGTATCAATTGAACCCGGCTTTATCTTGTCGGTATAATAATCGCCATCAGGGTCAAATACCATGTTCAACACTTCACGGCTTGACCGCCAATTTGCACGGGCGCGGGTGGGGTCTTTCAGGCTGTTAATGGTAACAATCTTGTCAAGTTCCACCAAGTCTGAAATCACGCGGTTGGTAATAGTTGCGTTGGTTGTAATGTCCGAAATGGTCAATGTGTAATCGTAGGGGTCAAGGATATTGCGCACAAAGGATTTTATGCGAATAGCCTTGTCCACATCAATGTCGGCATCAACAACGTGCAAGAAATCACCGGGGGCAAAGAAATTCGTTACCGAATCATTTGTTCCCACCAGCTTTTCCAAGAAAGCCTTGGTAACGCTCAATCCATATTGGACTTTGGGTTGGCAATTTTGGTCGTAATACTTGTTTCCGACTTCCGCCAATTTCGCTTCGGCTTCCGCTTCAATATCACTTGGATAAGCGACATCAAGAATCTTGTATTCGTTGCCCACTCCGAATTGGAATGCCATTGAAGTTTCAGACGGGAACACATCGCCCCGGTCGTCGGTTGTCTTTAACAACGTGAACTTGTGCGTTGCATGGTCGTAACTCTTTACCTCGAAATCATATCCGGCAAGATTGCCCGTGTTGAAATGAATCTTTGCCGAAACGCCATTGATAAGATACAATGTTTCACCGCTTGCATTGGTCGCGTTCAAGTCAAACGGAAACTTCTTGTCTATGAAGCTGAATGTATCAACCACAGATTCAACCGAACCCGTGAATGTGGGTTTGACATCATCAAAATTCTTTCGTCCCTCAAAGACACCGTATTTGGCTACCATTTCGGGCTTCTCAATGTATGATTGCCCCTTGGTCTTACCCGGTAAACAAAGGCGGTCAGCGCGATATTTTGAAGTAATGTTTTCGGTTGAACCATACACTTTCAACCGGGTAACAATGTTTGATGAAGAAACATTTTCCCGGTGCAAGTCATACAAGCCGCGTCCTTTGCCATACTCGAAAGTAAAAGGCAATGTTTGCCCGACACGTTCATAAAGATTGACCGTGTAAACCCCATTGGATTGCACAATTTCAAATTCAACATTGAAGTTGGATTGTCCGCAAAGATTCTGCAATACCGACAAACAGTTATCAGATTCACCGAAAGTCAAGGTCTTGTCGCCAATGGTATCAGGACAAGCCCCCAATTTCCATTTACCCGGAAACACACGGTTTGCATTGGCAATAAGAACCGTCATAAAGCGGTGCAAATTACCCGTCAATGTGTCGCCTTGCACATCCTGCAATTCATTGGTGGTGGTGTCAACGGTCAAGTCGTATGTAATGCGGAACAAGTCATATTGCACACCCTCGAATTGCAAGGTATATTGAAATTGGTGCATTCCTGTTTTCTTGACCGACGGCAAGCGGTTCAACTTATAATCGCGTCCAAACACGGTGATTTTATCGCCAATGTTATATGTTTGCGGAAAAGGTGATTCAATGGTAATGTCCACCGTATCTTCCGCATTCAAGCCCCAATTCTGTTTTGCCGACGTTATCCCGGTCGCCGTGCGCCGATTCTGCATTGGCACACGGTTTCCGTTAGGCTGCGTAATGATTATATTCGTTCCCATACAATAATAGCATTTGTTTCAAATGAAGAAATTTCATCAATGCACCCCGTTACTACCGGGAAATAATCACCGTTCACATCATAGTTGTGTGTAATTTTGACGGAATCACCGCTTATGTCATAATCAACCGAACCGTCACCCCAATAGATATTCACATATTTGGTACTCGTCAAAGTGATAGTGCAAGCCTTGGTCGCATCGTTGACGCGAATGTGCTTCAATACTCTTTTGACGGGTTCGGGTTCAATCAACTTCAACTTGAATGTGCCAACCATCAGTTCATCGCTCCATTCCTTTGATATTTCAATGGCATCTTTGCAATACACTTCATAAATCAAAGGTTTCACGGGGTGAACGTCAATGACAAGGCGGTTTGTTCCTTTCTTGTCAAACTGCTGCTCAAAAGTGGTAATCTTCTTGATAAAGTCCATCTTGGATTCAGCTTTGACAAAGCAAGACAATGTGATTTCCCTTGATTCATAGAATTTATGTGATAAATCAACGCTTTCACCGTGGTAATTATCCCAATTCAATGTCGCGGGGGCTTTCATTTTCGGGCGGTTCATCACACCGTCCGAACCCGACACAAATACGCCATATTCCTTGAAGTTTACACCATCCAACAAATAGGCTTGTTGTTTGCTTGTGGACAATTCATTGATAAGTTCATTTTGCGATAAGGCGACATTGTAAATCTTGACATCATCAAGCAATCCAAAGCCGTATTCACCACCGTAATAGTCTTGGCACAAAGACACGCCAAGCAAAGTACTTGATTTGGTCAAGGTCTTTACCAATGATGAATTGACATAAAAATTGAATGATGCACCACGTCTTGTTATTGCAAACGAATACCAAGAACCGGGGGTTGCTTCAATAGGAATTTCAATGAAATTTTCAAGACCTGAAAAATTAAGCAACCAAATCATTTTTTGCGGTGAACCACATTCGATTTCCCGACCTTGTACCCACATCATAATTGAGAAATCAACATTCATGGTGGGTAACACCGATTTGGAAACATCGCAAGTGTCCGACCCGCCAAACGAAATTGCATTGCCGTTCTTTCCGGCAACGAATGCCGCACCGTTCACAACCCCGTCGGCACGTGTTGGGCTATAATCAAAAGCAACCAAAGAACCGTTGCTTTCGTCAAAAGGCATTTGGAAAATAATATTATTCGCATCCATATTCAATAAGTCTTTTTATCTTTTTCCCGGATTTTTATAACGGCATCATTTGTTGCATATCTGTTTATTGAGCCGCCATGATGGTTCACACAAACCTTTGCCCGGTCGCTTGCATAAACACTTATAACGGCATCATCATAAATATCAATCATTACAAAGGCATTGTCTTTGGCAACCACATTCAATTCAGAATTATGCTTGACGAAGATTTCGCAAACTTCATATCCCTTTGCTTCAATGCGTCCACAAGTCTTTCCCAAACACACGCATTTGGGCTTATTTTCGACTTTTATATTGTCATCAAGAAAAACCCCTTGTTTCTCCATAACTCCTTTGAAATGCTCCCTTATGAAGTCGTTTTGGGGGTAATCATTAGCAAGGCAAAAATCAATGCCTTTCAAGTACATTTCCACCATTGCTTCTTTGTTTTGCAAATTCTGCAACTCATTATGCCAAGGTGTACATATTCCTTTGGCTTTTGCTTGCCGGGCAAGTTCTTTTGATAGTTTCATATATTACTTGTTTTATAGTGAAACACTTTCGTTTATGATAAACCTTGCGACCTCAAAGAATCACCCGTTGAATTGCGTTCAAGTATGGTGATAATTCTTTCGATTCTTGCCAAATAACGGTTGTATGCCGTGTTTTGGGCAATGGTGTTCAAGGCTTGCAATGATTGACGTAAAATTGCCGTTGATTCAAGTTGGTTGATACGGATTGCATTCATTTGTCCGGCAACAATACTTGCGGTTTCTTCTGAAACGCCCTTGACTGCTCCCGTCAATGAATCATCCGTTTCTTCAACATTCAAATCCTTAAACAAATCCTTGTAAATGCCCAAGGCTTGTTCATAATTGTTGGTGGCTGCTTGCACCTTGGCTTTGAATGCTGCAATTTCATCATCCGTCAAACCGTCAAAGATAAAATCATCACCATTCCACCAACCCATTGAATTTTCCAATTGGTCAAGTGCGCCTTGAAGCTGTTGTTCCAAGAATTTCTTTTTCAATTGGTTTACAATCAAGTTTTGTAAAACTTGATTCACTGTTTCTTCAAAAGCCTTAGCCGAATCTTCACCAGCCTTGAAAGCGGTTGCCAAGTTATCCGCCAATTGGGTTGCAAAGTCTTTCGCATTGGTCTGTAACAAGTCATTTGAAATTTCATCGTACATATCCGCAATTTGGCGTTCCAATTCGGCATATTGTTCCTTAAATTCATCAACCCTGCCCCAATCGGTGTTCTTTTTAGAAATTTCCGCTTCCCAAGATGCACGCAAATGTTCTTGTTGTTCTTTCATGTTGCGAATTGCGGCTTGTTGGTTCTTGTACACCTCACCGCCCAAAGCCTTGTCAATAGCCCATGAAAGTTGAGTGTAAGCCTTTTCAAGTTGTGAAATGGCTTTTTGGTGCTTCTTTATTCGCTTTTCTGCTTTTCGGTCTTTGAAATTGAACAAATCAAATGCAGACGACAATATGCCGATTGAACCTTGAATCATAGATAAGGGATTGCCCGTTGCGATACCTGTTGCAAGTTGGCTTGCCCCATCCATAATTCCGCCAATGTCATTCATTATCGCTTGGGTTTCTTCGTCCATTGTAATGCCCATCTTTTCCAACCCGGACGTTACGGCATCAATTGTTCCGCCCACAAGGTCAATCGCACCGCTTGCGCTTTCAAACATATTGGTCAAAGCCTTTTTCTTGCTCTCATCATCCGCCGCCTTGCCATAGTCCTTGATAGATGAAATAAGTGCTTTGAATGGGTTGCGCTCCTGAATTTCATCTTTTATTTCCCCGATTTTGTCTTTCAATGTTTCAAGGTCTTTCGGGTCAAACTCAATACCAAGATATGCACCATCAAGATTGTTGATTTTATCAATCAGCTCTTGAAGTTTCCGGGTACTTATTTCGTCAAGGTCGCCAAACATCAATTCCCAATCCGGGTGTGCCTGTAACTCATCAAGGGCGAATTTGGAAAGGGCTTTGGCTTGCGCTTTGTTCAAGGCTTCTACCATTTCAGTATTGCCGACCGCTTGCGCTGCTTTGCGCTTTTCCTCGTATTCATCAATGATTGCTTGTTTCTTTTGTTCAAACGTGCCATATTCCGACAACATCGCATCATAATCAATACCGCCAATGCCGTTTACATCATCGGTGTATTTGTTTTTACGGTTTTGTATTGCCGTGTCAATATTGGCACGTTCCGCGTCCGTGGTGGCTTGTTCCCTTTGCCGCATAAGCAAGGCGACATCATTGTTGAATTGTTCTTCAAGACGGCGTTTTTGCTCAACGTATGAAGCATATTCAGCCAACAACGCTTCGGTTTCTTCTTTCAACTGCTCTTGCGTGTTCTTTTCGGCTTCATCAAGGGATTCGGCTTTCGCATTGTCCACTTCCGTTCCATCATTCGCCAATTCCTTGCGTTTTTGCTCAATGATTTTGAGCATTTCAAGAACGGTGCTTGCATTGGTCAATTGTTCATTCAATTCTGTATTGAACGCTTCCAAAACCGTTGCTTTCGTTTCTTCTGCAATGGCATCATTGAGTTGCCGCAATTGCTTGTTTTGCGACTTGGTTCGATTGGCAACATCAACCGCCAAAATTTGGTCGCGTTGATTTTTCAAATAGTCAATATATGTCGCCCCCTCTGCAAGCAACTTTTCAAACTCCTTGTGTGCTGATTGAACCAATATGGCATCACCCGAATTGACCCACTTATTGAATCGTTGATATTCGGTTTTATACTTGTTCAATTTTTCCAAGAATGGGTCTTTATTGGTTTGGCTTCCACCCGTGGTTGTTTTCTTGCCTGTTATTGAATCGGCTTTTTTCTGTAAATCCTCTATTTCCTTTAACTTCTTCTTGTAATCATCATTATTGGTAAGGCGTTTCAAGGCTTCTTGTTTCATTTGAATGGCTTGTTCAATAGCCCCCAATGTTCCATCCGCATACGTTTGTGAAGCATCAATTCCGGCTTGTTTCATCAAATTGAAGCCGTTAGATTCTGCTTTGGCTGCATCGGTAAATCCTTGGGTGATTTCTGTGCGCAATGCTTCAATACTTGCTTTTACCTTTGCCTTTTCTTCATTAGGAACAACATACGTTTCTGTTGTCCAATATGCGCCCATTCCTGCACCATGTTTAATTGAACGCGTTTTGGTTACATTATCCGGCATCGCATTGTATGCTTGTTCCTTTTCCATCAAAGTTTTCACCTTTTCTTGGGCTTGTTGAACAAGAATCATTGCTTTGGCTTTTTCAATTTGAGCATTGATGAATGCTTGCTTATTATTGATAAGTAGATTTTCGGCATCTGTAACCCCATTGATTGATACCCCCAAATCATCAAAAGCCTTTTTGTTGGCTTCAACAAATTTTTTCTTGGCTTCCATATCATCACCAAGGGCATTCCATTTTACCGATAATTCTTCAATTGATGCAATAGGCTTGTAAGCATTTTCCGCAACGGATTTATACCATTCTTCTTGTGCTTTCTTGGCTTCATTCGCTTTACCGACAAAGTGGGAAACAAGTGCTATCAATGCCGAAATTCCTGCAAGAATCCAACCGAATACCGGGATTGACTTAATCGCCGCACCGACCATTCGGAATGCCCCGGCAAGACCTATATTCGCGGCTGTTCCTGCTGTTGCCGCTGCTGCTTGCGCTCCCGTTGCAGCGGTGTTTGCCCCTTGCGCCACCGTGTTTGCTCCTTGGGCGGTTGTATTTGCTTGGGTCGCTGCCGTGTGTGCGGATTCTGCCGCCGTACTTGCAATGGTCGCGGTTGTATCTGCTACCGTTGCGGCGGTTGATGCAACTTGTTCACCACGCCCGATTGCCAACAACTTGTTCCACCACTCTTTCAAGCCGTTAATGGTTACAAGTTGAAAAGCCGAATCCTTGTTTAAAGTTTGCGCCACTTGTTGCAATCCAATGGTGATTGACATCAAGGATTGAACTTTCAACATTATCTTTTGCAAATTCTCATTTTCTCCGGCAAACAATGATATTGCACCTTGGGCGGCTGTAAATCCGCCAACAACACCTGACAATCCTTGAATCATGCCTTGAAATTGGGCTTCATCATTTGCAAGAACGCTTCCTTGTGCTTGAATATCCCCTTGAATATCCATCAAACGCCCAAGTTCTTCTTCCAATTCCTTATAAGCGGCACTTTGTTCATCTACACCATCGGCAATCAATGATGCCATTTCTTCTTTTAGGTCACGAATACGGGTGCGCAAAGAAACATGGGATTGTGCCATTTTATCTGCTTGCTTGGCTACTTCTTCCAACTTGCCCGCTTCTTCTTCAAGTGCATCTGATTGTTCGCGCAATTCATTTAAAAGTTGTTGGCGAACCGTGATTTCACCTTTGATTGCGTCTGCTTGTTGCTTTAATGCCCTGTAATCATCATCACGTCCGGACACAAAAGCATCGCTTGCAGCATGGCTTAATCGGTCGTATTCATCATTTAGGCTTGCAATAACCCTTTCATGTTCTTCACAAGCCGCACCAATTTGCCCCAACATGGCACGGATTTGGTCGAATGACATTGCACAACGCACATTGGTTGATTGTAAATTGTTCAATTCAACCGTTAATGCGGTAAGGGCTTTCTTTTCCGCATTAAGTTCTTGTTTTACCGCAATGGCTTCACTCATCAAGATTTCTTGTGCATCACCGGGTTCAATTGCATTTATCTTTGCGTCCAAATCCGAATATTTGTTTTCCAAATCCTGAACAACCTTGCGTTGGATTTCAATACATTCAACTATTTCTTGTGTGGTTCTGTCCATCACATCACCACTACCAACAACGGCATCGGAAAAACCTTGCACCCGTCGCAAGGTTTCATCTATCGCCATATTTAGTTGGTCATTGTCCATTATGGACTTGAAAGACAATGCCCCACCGTCAATTTCTGCCATATTACATCAAACTATTTACATAATTCAAAATTTGCTCACTGTTGTTTTCCGTCAATTCGATTTCTTCAACCCCGGTATCATTGTTCATGTCATAACTTGGGGCATCAATCATCATACGTTGGACAACCGACCATGCAATGCCGTGTAACAGATAATCATAAGTCCAGCCGAAATGTTGGCATATAGCCCCCCGGCGACCATATGGACTATTTAGACCTCGTTGTTTTCCTCTATCCGAATCGGCATTGTGGTTCTTTCTTGTTGCATCAATCGAATAGAGTTCATAAAATCCCCAAGATTGCACATTGCATTCACAAGGACATAAAGTTTATATAAAACAGATGGTTTGATTTTACGAGCGAATAAAGAAGTCAATTCTTCAAGTCGCTTGGTATCTTCAACCCACCGTGTACCTCCTTTCCCATGTATCGGAATCAACCTATCTTCACCAAGCACGGCGATTGCTATAATCCTTGCACACCGAATTGAATGTTTGTGGGCAAGCCCCCTTGCGCGTTTCATAGAATCCTCCGACTTCATCAATGATTCGTCAATGGTTAATTCGATTGTTTCGGCTGAAATGCGGTCAAGGGTTGAAAGGGTCAATTCGTCAATTTTGAACGTGCGTGTAATCTCGTGCGGTATATGTCTTTTGAAAAGCCCAAAGAACTTCTTTTTAACCTCAAAATCGGTGTCTTTGACCTCAAATGACACACCTTTGTTGATAAGGGTGTTGAGTTCCGCCCGTTCTTGTTCAAGTTTATTTTTATCGTCTGTCATACACTTTATTAAAGAATGAAGCCCCCAAAGCTGAAACACTCCGGGGGCTTCGGGTTTACGTTAAGATTGCACCCCGATTTTTATTAGGGTTTCTTCGGTGTTCCTTTCAAGGCTTTTCCGGCTGACACTGCCATTGGGGTAACGGTGAAATCCACAAGGAAAATTCCCTTTGCGGACATATCGGCATTGATTACCGCTTCAATATCTCCATTCGGTATATCAAAATCCAATCCCTTTTCTGTTATTACCCGGATTGCCTTGTTTGCAACCACTTCATCGCCGTTATACCCCCAAGCTTCCTCAATTTTTTCACCACCAACGTATGCCACAAGGTCGTCCACGTTTGCATCCATAATTGAAAATGTCAATTTAGGAATCTTGCGTGACTTCTTGCGCACTTCAGGGGCTGCCATACCCTCTTCGTAATGCTCGGTTACATCGGCGGCATCTTGGGCAATCTTGCAAGTGTCCTTATAGGTCTTGCCAATCTTGGACATTTCAACGGGCATCGTCCCATTCGGGGCGGCTGCACCGACCTTGATTTCACAAAGTCCAAGGGTGATTAAAGATGTTCTACTTTCTGCCATACTGCTATGGATTTAAAATTTATTCAATTTGAATGTTCCAATCAATGCGGATGTTGATGAAATGTTGATGGGTATTCGGTTCATACATTATCAACATATTACCCGGTATAATCATCAACCCATCAATATTCGCATTTCTCACAAGTTCCAAGGCTTCTTCCGCCAAGGCTTTCAACCGTGTGCGATTTGCCGAAACTTGCATCTTGCCTTTGATTTTCTTGCTTGTGTCCGGGGTGTATATATTGATGTTTGACGTACCGATTTGGGGCAATGTGTCTTGCGACAAATCAATGGTATTCACAACAATATCTTCATCGGTTGAATTTTCGGGTCTGTCATCACCCACATAACAACCGCCATTGATGGACGTTTTGCCATTAAGCAATTCAAACAAGATTCCGTCGGTGTCAAATGCTGTTTTCATTATTCCGCTGCACGTTTGATATTCGTTATCAACTTTTCCAACATTCGGGGCAATTCCCGTTCTGCAAGATGTTCGGCACTTGATAGCACGTTATATCCTTTTGCTTCAACATAGGCGGCATAATTCATTCCAGCAACCACAACAAGGGCAACACCCTTGGTTTCCTTGCCGATTTTTTCGGCAATGCTTTGTCCTGCCTTAACACCTTTTGCCGCCGCTTCACTTTCAGCTCCACTTGTGGCATCAAATTGACCATGTATTGCAACGCCATCAACAAAAATTTCATATCCTGTTGACGAAAGCAAAGCCCCCGTCTGCATCATATAGCCTTTGTTGTTTCGCGCTTCAATCAAGCACATTTCACCAAGCCTTTGCAATCTTTCAATCTGCTTTTGCTCGACCATATCCAAGAAAGCATCAAAACGCTTTCTGACATCATCTTTGGTGAAGTTCGCTTTTATACCCATAATCTTGAATGCAATTGTGAGGGGTCAAAGTTCAAGCATATTCCGGCAATGCGTATGTCCGTACAATCAAGGTCGTTTGCAATAATCACCCTTGTTCCCTTGTTTACCCTTGGGCAAGTTTTGGGGCATTGAATTACAGATGTTGCCTTTTGGTATTCACCCCCGGCAACTTGATATTCCGTGCCTTTGCCGTCGGATTCCTCGCGGCACATGGATATGAATTTGCGCGACGTTTTACATTCCGTCCAATTGCCTTGCTCATCCTGTATGGATTCCACGGATTCTTCGATGAATAGGTAATGCGGATATTGCTTCACGTATGCCATAATCACCAAATATTTGAACGGTTACGAACTTTCGGACGTGCGACCAACACATTTTCTTTGCCCAACTCATTGCACAATGCAGTATAATACAACTTGACGGCTTCCATATTCCAAGAAATCGAATATCCACCCTCGGACACGTTTTGCAACATACCTTTCAGGATTACGGACATTCGGTTGTAAACCGCCACGTCACACGCTTTTACATCTGCTTTATCATCTGCATCAAGACCGCCTTTTGCCAAGATAACATCAATATCATCTTCTACAAGGTTAAGTCCATTCAATGATTTGGTCAAATACTCTTTGTTTGTCATAACTTACTTTCTTGCAAAAGACCTTGGGACGAAACGACCGAAATCATCGCGTCCCATCGGTCAGTGTTAGTTTTTATTCCAAGAAGTTGCGTTGGTCTGCATCAACACACTTCTTCCAGCAAGATTCCAAGCCGGGAAAAGGTTTGCAATTCCCTCGGTAACTTCCTGAATGGGTGATTCATTGGAATACTTCTTGACCAAAGTATGTCCGTGCATAACCTTTTCGGCAACACTACCGGGCATTTTCTTTGCATCAATAGGCTTTTTCCAATAGGTTTTTCCAAGAACCTTGCTTTCAGAGAAAAGAATAACATCATCTTCAAACGGATTTGAAGTGTTGCGCGTTCCGTCTGCAAGTTCAATCGTAATGTATTGGTCAATTACGATAATCTGCAAACCGCGATACAATTCTTTCTTTTTGGCAAGATATGCGTTGACAGTTGCCAAATCCGGTGCATCTTGCGTGCCTGTTGCGTTCTGAATGAATGAAGAACACTTCTTCAAGACTTCTTCTTGTGAAGCAAACTTTTCAAAGGTATCAACATTCATAAACGCAAATTTGTAGGTTGCACCATATAATTTCTTACCCAACTTCAAAGCTGCTGGGAAATCCTTTGTCAAAGGCTTTGCAGCCGTACCCGACGAATAAGAAGTGGTAACACCAATCTTTTGTTCCGCCGGAATCAGGTAATCAACATCATATTCGGTAACAACTGCCGCATTGTTGGAATTGGTGAACTTGACCTTGCCAAGCGAAATTTGGCGTAATGCAATCCATTCGGCACGGGCTGCAACACCATCCCAACAAAACTTGGTATCTTCCGCCCAAAATTCGACAAGTGCTTTCAAGTCGGGGTTGTTGCTCGACATTGCAACCATTATGTCGTATTCGGTCAATTCATCTTCATTCTTTTCTTTTGAAATGGTGATTTTCGGAATATCACCTTGAATGCGTGAAATGGCTTCACGGGTCTTTCTCGGAATTGTCGCACCCCTTGCCACAAGGTCGGCGGCAATCTTCAAGCCCGATTGCGCTTCAAGCATCTTCCACGTCAGAAAGTTTGTTTCTTTCAACGGGAAAAGGGTTGGATAATAGTAATCTTTGAGGTCGTAACTACGAATTACGGCTTCCATATCCTTTTCATTCAACCCAACCATCAATGATTTCTGCATATTGGTTTACTTTTGGGGTTACACATAAACAATTGATTTCAATGCCGATTTAATGGCATTGTCCACGGCGGGGGCATTGGCTTCTTTTACCACACCGATAACCCACGCATCAACAAACAAGTTGTCGCCATGCTCAACATCATAGTTCGACCCCGCAATGGCAACCGGGGTAACTTTCAATGTCTTGTTGGCTCCACTTGATTCAAATGCACAAGTTCCGGCGGTAATCTTCGCTCCAAGCGTTGTTCCGACGGTGATAACGTCCTTGGCTGCATCGGTCTTGTCAATAGCCGTAATGGTCTGACCGTTACAAGCTGCCGTTGCGAATCGGTCGCCAACTTTGAAATGGTGTCCTTTTGCCACTTCATAAGTCGTTGCCGCTTCGGTCGCTTCGGTGATTACTTGCGCCGTCTTGCAGACCACATAAAGACCATTTGACCCCTTACCAAGGGGCGTTCCCTCAAACAATGCCGACCCACCCAAGTTTGCAACCTGAACGGTTACACCACCGGGAATGTCCGCTACACGGTGAAGAATGCACTTCACAATGCGATTGTCCTTTTTCCTTTTGATTGTCAATGACATTGTTTTGAATTTTAGAATTTGACTTAAATTTCTTTACCCTTAAACGTGGTGTTTTCGGGTTTAAGGCTTTCTACATATTCGGCAACTCCTTTTGAAATACCGCTTTCTTCCTTTTGGGAGAATAGCGGGCTTCCGCCTGAATTGCTCAAATCAATATCAGCCTTGTTTTGATTTGCTGTCGCAATGTCCGCTTCCTTGCCTGTCAAGTATTCATTGAAATCTGCATCATCCTTGAAGTTCATCCGGGCAAAGTCTTTCAGGGTTTGAGCCTTGAAATTTTCGTCCTTACATCCGTTTAACTTCTCGTTCAATGCCTGAAGCCTTGTTTCGGCAATAGTCTTTGCTTCATAACCATTCAACTTATCATTCAAAGGGGCAACCGCCGCATCAACTGCTGCTTTTACAATGGCTGCAATGTCGTCGGGGTCGGTGTCTTTCGGGTTCTTCTTACCGCCGGGTTCGGTTTTCTGAACCAAATCGAACTTCTTTTTCAGATTGGTTTCAAAAGTTTTGTTGCTTTCGGACACTTCCTTGTCCACATCGGCGCGGTAATCCTTGACAAACTCATTCACTTGCGCATCGGTGAACTTGTCCACAAGGGTTTTCGCTTCATCTTCGGTCGTGCATTGTAACGCAAGTGAACGTGCCAATGCAACAAGTCCGTCTTTTCGCACGCCTGAAAACTTTGCAATCAGTAATGCCAAAATTGTTTCTTTCATTTTCCGATAATTATAATGTTAAACAAATCAATCACAAAAGTATTATGTTTTATAGTGATACACATAGAAATAAACTTGAACTTATGCTTTACTTATCCACATTTTTGCACTGCATTTGCATTTTTCTTGCTTAAAATAGTTGTTTTATTAAATATAACGCTTATCTTTGCGGTGTGTTACTATAATACATAACAGATAATATTCGCAACAATGGAAACATCACAAGTAAAAGGTTACTTCACGAATGAAGATAAATTTATTCCAAAAGGGGAATACAAGCCAACATCAGTTGATGAATACAAAGCATCGGTTGATTTCTTGATTCTCTCATGTGGCAATCGCTATGCAATCAGCTTCAACAAACCAATTGAATTGAAATGCAATCGTTCAATCAGCCGGGCAAACTGTGGCGGTTATGTGTATTACGTTACCGACAAGGCTTTGGCACAATTGAAACAACAATATTCATGGTCGTGTGATTTTTAATGCGACTTAACTTCTAAATTTTCGTAACAATGAAACAATTAACATTTAATCTTTTTGATGCAATCAACCGTGAGGGCATAGGCAACCATATTTGGGGACTTTGCCAAGACATTGACAACACCGCCGATTATTTCGGAACGGTTGAATCCATCCAACTTCAAGGGCAATTTGTTTATGTCTATCGTGAAATAGATGAAACATTTTGCTTTATCAAAGAATCCACGTGCGGCAAACCGACTTATACATTAAGCGTTGCCAACAATGAATTTATTGATTTATATGAACTCTGACATTAACCCGGGTGGGCAACCACCCCACAAATTTTCGCAACAATGAATATTATACGTTCCAAAGAAACAAGGCTTTTCAATTCTCAACTTCGCATCATTGACTTAAAGGGCTACAAGTTCAATACTCCCAAGGGGATTTGTACATTCAATAAGGGGTGGGGACTTGCAATTTTAGGAAAGGGGTTTGTGAAATTCAAATCAGAACAATTGCCGATTCCTTACAATCCAATAGGGGGCAAGAAAGCACTTCAATCAATAATTGATGCCGGGGGCTTCATTCATTACAACGACATTGAATTTGTTATGCCACTTAATTAAATAATCAGGGCGGCTTTCGGGTCGCCCACGAAACTTTCCGATATGAAACGATACTTTGTGAATGGCATTGAAATAAGCGAGCAAGAAGCAAAAGCCATTGAACAAAAGAACCAAGAATATATGAAAAGCCCCGATTTATCAGATTGGGCAAAATGTGAATTTATAATGGTAATCAATTCTTAATGACTATGTTAATAAAAGAAATAAAACAAGCCCTTATCGGCAAGACAATATCATATTATGATGGTTGGGATGGTTCAAGCAATTATTTCAAAATTGGCTATCTGAAAAAGGATGGTTCAAGTGTTCGTGTATTCCCTGAAAAGGGTAAGGGTTGGGGTGTGTTTATTCCAATTCGCATAATCCCCATACTTATTGAGAAAGGGGAACATAAAGAATCTAACGAAATTGAACGGTGTTCTTTTGAAACAACGTGGAAATTACTATCACCAAATGTGTGTTACTATGAAACCAAAAGGAAATGGACTTGTGGAAATTGCCGGAGAAAGAACCGTTGAACATGGTTTTTTCTGCATCAAGTTGGTTACGTTCCTTAATGAAGAAGCCGAAATGGGAACGGAACAATATGCACAACTTTGGGAACAAAGATTTGATGAAGCCAAATCCGGGCAATGTGCTTATTCTGAGAAATGCCCGATTTATGCAAGGACAATCAAGAAAAGTGGGCTTCAATTAAAATTGTTTTAATTACTATATTAAATAAAATAATTACCTTTGTATGGAAAAGACAAGTATTGAAACACTCGCAAGCCAATACGGTTTGACGGTGGATTTCGTGAAAGAACTTCACGACAAGATTGTGGACAAGGAAAACTTTGCCCGTGCGGTCAAGATGTTTAATGACGGCTTGTTGCCGTATGATATGGCGACCGGGAAAGACCCAATCAATGTTGCCGAATACCGTAAAACAGTTGCCGGGAACTTGCGTGGCTTCCGGCACAATCAACAAGAAAAGGTCAAAGAAGCAATGGAACAACAAAAAAGAATTGTTGATTATTACAGTGCTTGCACAACTTTGGCATATCGGCACAAGTCAAATAAAGCCGTCAAAGACATTGTTTTCATCAAAGACGGACACTTGGTTGCCTTTGCACGTTTTGAACCCAAACAAGGCGGCATATATGCGGCTAACAATGAAGTAATGCCGGACTTCCATTGGCAACCGCATGAACATTTGGCACGATTGCGAAAGTTGAATAAAGCCTTTTATCGGCAAGTGAAAAAGGTGGCATTCAATTCACCCAAAGAATGGTTTAATTTTAATTTGAAATGATATGCGTTTATCTATCAATGACAAGGAATTTGAAGCAATATCCTTTGCAATAGACCAAATTGAATCCGCATTGGAATCATCGGAAGACTTGGAATGGAACGAACTTGCACTAAAACATCAAAAATCTTTGTACACCATTTGTGAAAAATTCAAGACTGAACGCACAAGGGTTGAAGAACTTAATGAAGCAAGAAGATATGTTCGCTCAAGAAGTCCTTGGCGACCGCAAGCGGAAATTGATAAACTCGCAAGGGCTGTTGTCAAGAAGAAAAACGAACTACGATGAACGGAACAACCATATATCACGTTTGCTTTGGCGACGACAACCATCATTATTTCGGCTCGATTGCCGCCATATTCGACACGTTCACCCCGGTTGAATTGGGCGTATCAAAGTCGCGGTTGTGGGCTTACGGTATTACTGAAACAAAGCCTTATCGCAATAACAAGTGCATCATTTATAGGGGTGTGATACATCGAAAAAAAACGAATAGAAAACTACCACAAAAATGAAAATTGAACAATATTGCATTAGTCTTGGTATCAAGGATAAAAAGGATTTATCCGACAAGCAAATTGAAGAATGGGGACGATATTTAAGCCCCGGGGGTATTCTTTCTCAAATTTTTATATTAGGCACGGAATTAGATAAAAAAAATGCCGTTGCTATGTTGCGAACTGCAATCAATAACAACAAGCATTTTCAATATTCTTACATCATCAATGAAAGTGAAGAAGACGTTGAGTTAAAAGAAAAATTCAAAATATGGCTTGATTAAGGTTTTGCCATATACTTTTCAATGATTCTTCGCATATCATCATATAATTGGGGCGCAATTTCTTTGAATATAGGGTTGCCGCCCCAATAGTTTTCAGAACAATGGGCGATAAATTCGGCAAGCTGTTTATCTTGTGTCCAATACTTGACATCATGCCCCCTTGGTCGGATGAATTTATGCCCGGAAATTGCAGCTTGCAAACAATCGGTAAATGCTCCAAGTTGTTCTTCAAATTCCATTTGTAATGCTTCTTGTTCTTCGCATTTCGCAAATAATTCTTTTTTCAGCCTTTCGGCTTCATCCATTTTGCCTATTTGTTTCAACTCTTGATATTGCTTCCAAGCATTATCCCTGAATTTATCAAAATCAGCCCCGAATTTATCAAGTTTTTCTTGAATAACCCCTTTGAGCCTTTCTCCCTCTCCCGCATTGATAACCTTTTTCCAATCGTCATAAATCTTCATCAATTCGCTTTTAGATTTAAGTGCAATTTGATGGTCAAAGGCGTGTCCAAATTCGTGATAGAACAATCCTTTTCGATACCACGGTGATTTGGACATTCGTTGAAGATTATCATTTTCAAATGATATATTCACATATTTGTAAGTCGGTGAATAATGCGCACCGTTCTTTAATGCGACCAATGGAACAAAATCTTTGAGTGAATCGAAAAATTCCTTGCTTGGCAATGCTTCCATCATGCCGGGTATCTTTTTTACATAGTCTGTAAAAATGTTGTATGGCATATTGGGTGAAATGTTATCAAATCCTATTTGCTTAACTTCTTTCAATGATGCAAGTTTATAGATGTTGTAAGCCTTTTCAATTTGCACATACACTTTCTCATATCCCTTATTTACAAAATCATGTTCATTTATCGCCTTTATTGCTTCATTGTAAGCCTTGCGCCATTGAATAGGAATCTTTGTTGATGAAACACCTTTTAATTCCTGTAAATGGTCAATTGATTTGAAACAAGGTTTCGCTTGTCCGTTCATCAATGATTTATGACTTGACCAAGATTTCAATTCATAACCAAGCCATCTATCAGATTCACCATTCTTTATTTTTTCACGGGCGGAATCAATATAACCTTGGAAACGCGATTCTTTACCATAGAAATGTTCCAAGTTATCCATCAAAGTAGATAGACGTTCTGCATTTGTCGCTTTTGTCTTATCAGACTTAAATTGCCAATCAGGGGCTTTAATTTTAAGAACATCATCGTTGGATGCTTGATTTGTTGCTATCTTACTCAACAAGTCTTGAAGTCTTTTCTTAAATACTTCTTTACCTGTAATCCCATCACGCTTATCACCTGTAATGGCGGCAATGTCGTTGAGTATTTCCGAAACATCAATATTATGTTTCCGGGCTTCTTTTATGGCTTCTGTTGCATCCGCGATATAATTCTTGTATTCCTGCATCACTACATCAACACGACCATGTAAAACAGAAATTGCATTGACAACACCGGACGGATTGCGGTTTTGGATAGCATCATCAAGGATGAATGTATTTAAGCCCCATTCATTGCACATTGCGCGGATTGAAGATATTTGCGGCTTCAATTGGTCAAGCTGCCTTTGTATCGGGTCAATCTTCGGTTGGAGTGAAATAATATCCAACTTCAAGCCTTTGGACAATTGACCATCCTTGAAGTTGTCTTTAATGAAATAGGGTGTTGAAGCCCACTTCTTTTGTGCTTCTTCATGGTCTTTCACCCATTGCTTAAACCCGTCCGGCACATCGGTAACAAGGTTCTTGGCTTCCAACTTCTTGTATTGCGTGCCATGCAATGCAGCTTTGAGGTCGCCAAGTTCATTTTCATCAAAGGTTTCTTCATCCATCAAGATAGGCACGGCATAACACATACATTGCGGATGCCACCCCTTGAACTTGAATGTTTTCGGATAACGCCCAACCAACTTTTCACATATATCACACTTGAACAATGGTTCATGGTTGCTTCTGCGAATTTCATAACCAACGACAAAATCAAGTGATTGCCAACGCAAGAAATCACTTTCACGATAAGCCATATTGATTTCGGAACGTGTAAGGCGCATCGCATTCTTATATGAAGAACGGTAAACACCTTGTCCGGGGTGGAATGCTTTGGCGGCTTTTGACAACACAAGGTTTCCGCGCTTATCTCTTACACGGCGGAACAATCGGTTTGGCTCTTTAAGGTTTTCCCTGACATCACGGGATAATTGGGCGGCATTGCGACCCTCGCCCAAACCTACATCAAGGGCGGATTCCAATTGTGCTTTGTATTGCCCTACATATTTCCAAACCCTTTGCGAAAGGTTCATTCCCTCAACTTTGCGTCCTTGGAATGTCTGTAACGCTTCCAAGTTGCGGTCTTGCATCTTCTTCAACCTTGCTTTGCTCAACTTGGACGTGTCCATTATTGAAGCAATGAAGCCATCATTCTTTTCACAAGCGAACAACCATTGTTTCTTTGACCCCGTTTCAATAACTGTTATCATTCGGTCGGCAAGTTGCTTTGTTATACCTTGCATTACAGATTTAACACCGGGGTAATCATCAAAAGAAAAGGGTTTGTCGGGGTCGTATGTACCTTTTGCCACCGCCTTTGCAATCTCGGTGGTGGCACGGTCAAACAAGGCATTCACGGCTTGTGTGTATTGTTCCGTTTGCCTGTAATGTGCTGCATCGTATGATTGAATCGAAAACCGCGTTGTCTCTTGTCGCTTTGCCATTATCTCCGAATTTTGAAGTGTTCACATTGTGGGTCGTTCAAGAAACGGCAATATTTGCCATTCGTGTAATAGGGGCAACGACACATGAAAGGCTTGCCATTAGCCCCGATTTCATGCCAATCATAAGAATGGGCGCAATCTTGACAATGGTATTTGACTTCCGCTATTTTCGTTTTATTCCGTTTTGCCATAGTACGTACCTTTTGATGTTACAAACTCACCGTGTTTCAATCGGTCAAATGTGCCTTTCTCAACGTGGCAACGGTGTACACCGCATGAATCAGCCACCCAAACAATCCATTGGTCAGGGACACTTTCAACCATCGGCTTTTTCAATATCACATCATAACGGGTCGTGTTATGCGCCGGGATAAACGCTTTCCCGACAACATACCCACTTACCGGGGTTTCCTTGCAGCTTGCAAGACAAAACACCATCAACATTATAAACAAGACCTTACGCATCGCCATCCAATTGAGGTTCACCAATCATAAATGAATTTTCCACGGTTGATTGCTCTTTGATTTTCTGCATCGTCAAAGCCACATCCTTTGAAATACCAGCCTTTTCAACCGATTCTTCTTGTGATATTACGGGCTTGTTGCCGTTGGCGGTAAGCCAATAATTCAAATCTTCAAGTTCATTGGTAAGCATATAAGGCACAATTTCGGGTTCAATCATTATGGCTTCACAATCCCTTTCCCAAGCGGTGTTCATTTGTCCTATATATGCCAAAATGATATTCACACGCCTTTGCAAGTAATCATCGAAAATCTCCCTTTTATCCTGAACTTTCAAATGTGCATCCATGAATAACAGCTTCAAAGCAATGCCACTTATCGCCCCAAGCCCCTTGACCGCATCAAATGAAATATCCGGGGTTTGGGTGATTGTGTAAATCATCTTCAAAAGGGTTTCGATTTCAAGTTTCACAGATTCCGGGGCATTCTGCCAAGAAACATAATTCATTGTTGCGCCATCTTCACCCTCGATTACCGAACCTGCTTCACCTTTCTTTGACCAACCATTGATTTGCCCGGTGACAAAAAGTTTCGGGCTTGCATGATAATCGTTGGTATCGGCAAAGTTTGATAGCAAGTGTTCCAAGCGGTCAATCAGCTTGTCCACATCTTCCGTTTCAAAATATGGTTGATAACCATAAGCAATCGGAATCTTGCCAATTGCAATCGGTTTAGGATAACCGGAGGCTACATCATAACCGTTTGCCCCATTCACCCACAACCAATGTTCCTTGTCCGTGAATGTTTCAAAGTAATCAATTGAATTTTCGCCATTGTCCTTACGGCTAAATGCTCGTGAAAATGCTACCATATCGCCCGTTTCATCGAAGTATGGATAAAGAGTATCGCCAAATTCAGGGGCAAACAAAGCACAACGCAACTTGTGCTTGGCATTGAAGCCATATTTTGAATGCGGCTTTTCAACCGTGTACCAATATTCCGCACATTCCTTGAATCCGAATATCGCACGGGCAATCTTTCGGTTCAATGAATTGCTTTTGACATCATACAAGATACGGTTCAAAGCGTATATGATACCCTTTTCATTGTCATTGGTCGGGGTTGCATTATATTCGGGCGGATTACCGAAACAGAAAGACACGGCGCGTTTGATTATCAACTTTTGAATGGCAAGTGCAACCCTTGCCACCTTTTCCGTTCTGAAATTGACCGCTTCACCATCGGTTGAAATAACCTTTTGTGCTGAATCCGCTTCATTGTCGGCATCTACTTTCACCCTTTTATCCGGGCGCAATATCGGGTCGTTCACATCGTGCAATTTAGGATTCAATGCCTTTTTTGCACATTCCACATCGGGTTGTGGTATAAATCGGCAAGACTTCAATTCCGAAATGACATCATTTGCCGTCGCTTTCTTAAATATTTCTTCAATTGGCATATTGTTATTGTTTTATAGTGATACATTAAAATCCAAAAAGACTTGCCACATCCGATTTCTTGCGGTTTGCACGTTTTTCTATCGTACCCGTCAAAGCATCGGGGGCATCATCATGTTCATTCTTTCCGGCTTTCAGATAACCGCAAATAGCCTTTGCAAATTCGGGGAATAGGCTTTTCCACCCTTGGGGCATAAACGTGAGGTTCTGAACCATTGCTGAATGTTGATAAATGCGTGTTTCTTTATTCTCCGTTTGGTGGAATGAAGAAAACTTGGTCTTGGCATTGCCTAACAATCGACATTGCTTTTCAACATTGTTCTTGAATAGGCGACCGCCGTTGTTGGCTTCCACAATACATTCGGCAACATCATGTTTGGTAAGCATTTTTGCAAGCGCGGGTTCTGTGTACTCAACCGGACGTGTCGTATAAAGCACATCAACAATGTAGTTGCCCACATCTGTTTCATCATACACAATCGCACATAAGTAATCCGCGCCCGTGTCGGCGGTGTCCACATAACATTTGCGTTTGACATACTTTGTTGCCGGGCGAATAAGATATTCCACAAAGCCACTTTCGTACATAAGTCCGGCACGCGGTTGGGGGTCTTGTTGATACAAGGAATCGAACACTTGCGGATTTCGCTTGCGTATGGACTGCAACTTTTTCAGATTATGCCGTTCCGCCCACAATGCTTCACCCTCTTGCCTTGGGTCGTATTCGGTCGGCTTTCCCTCTTTGATTGCTTTATATACGACAACAACCCACCCATCCGGGTTTTCCTTTTCATCATATATGCCTTGCTGCCGCAATAATGTACCCGCCAAATCATCTTCATGCCACCGGGTAAAGACAATCAATTGTTGGGAATCATTGTGAAGTCGGGTTTCTGCAACCGTATCGTACCAATCGGACACACTTTCACGGACAATGGGCGACCATGCCGTTTTAGCATCCTTGTAAATATCATCCATTATCAGAATATCAACGGGTTCACCCGTCAATGCTCCCCCCACGCCAACCGTCTTGAAGCCGCCGCGATAACCTACAATTTCGCATTCATCGGCATTTCGTAACCAAGAACCCGCGACCGTTGTAACATTTGAAGCATTCAAGTTGGTATTCGGGAATATCTCGTGATATTCGGGACTGTCAATAATACGTTGAATCTCTCGGTTGAACTTTCTTGCCTTGGGTGCATTATAAGACACAATCGCCAATTTGTTATCAGGATTCTTACCGACCAAGAAAGCGGGTAATCGCCTTGTTGAACCCTCGGACTTTCCATGTTGGGGTGGCATAAAGACCATAAGTTTGCGAATTTTGCCATCTGCAAAGTCTGTCAATACATGATAGTATCGGCGGTGAAAGTCTGCCGGGCGAAACGTGGGCATTGTGGACATTGTAAAGCGCAACAAATCGGAACGACTTTCACGAATAAGCCGTTCTTTCAATGCCTTGTAATACTTTATTTTGTCCGCCCGCTTCTGCATTACTCCAACTTGCGTTTCAATTCCTCGATTTCCTTATCCAATTCTTCATCGGTCTTGCTTGCGAAAAGGTCTTTGCCGTCCTTGCCTGTTACCTCGGTGGATTGCCTGTTGCGCCAATGTTCCGGGTCGCCATTCGTCAAGGTGAATATGATTGCCGCCGTGTCCGGCTGAATGTGCTTTTTTGTGGTGGTTTGTTCCTTGATTATAGGCTTTGGATTGCCCTTTTCGTCTTTCTGCTTACCCGGTATGGTTACAACCTTGGTTTCGGTAACGTCATAGCCTTGTATCTTCTTCATCAAGGATTTCTTTGCTTCAATCACCATCGCTTGCATCCGTTCCGCCTTTGCTTGCTCGATTGCATCGGCAAAGTCGGGATAATCATTCACCCATTGATGGTATGTTTTCGGTGTTATTCCTACTTGACGGCAAATTTCCGCAATGGTGTAGGTGTCGGACTTCACAAGCCCAACAATCATGTCCACCGTTTTTTTACTGAATTTTGCCATTCCTCAATCTCCTTTTTTACGTTGATTTTATTACAATCATAACTATTCTTTCAACTCACACTTAAAGCCCCTGTCTTGTAACTCACTGAATAACAATGATAATTTGGTAACATCGCCACATTCAACAATCAATCGTGTGTCAATCATCTTTTTACCCTCATCATTGTTTTGTTCTTCTTCATCGCCTTGTTCCATCGGAATACCCCAATCTTCCGGGTCAAAATCGAACTTTTCGGCTTCTTGCATTATCAAGTCTGTATCAAACGAAAGGTTTGCTTTACTCGTTGCATTGTCAGCAAGTGCAAGTTCACGTCCTTTGGCTGAATCCAAATCAATATCCGTTCTTTTGACCGCCACAAGGGAATTGCCGTTGGTTTCAACAATAATCACGTTGTCAAAGCCTATGTCAGCGGCTTTTTCGGCGGTCTTGTTTCCTGCAATGATTCGGTTGTTCTTGTCGATAAGGATTGACCGCCCAAGTCCGAATTTCCGCAATGATTCATCCATAAGGTGTTCGCCAAACTCCGTTCCCTTGTTGAAATTCTTATCATCAGGAATCAAAGAATCAATGCTTGCTTCAATCATCTTTGCCATATCATCACCAAATCAAGAAGTAAAACAATAACGACAAGGGAATTGCACAAGCTGCACCAATCATCGTGAAAACCACATCCATCACTTCAACCGTGCCGTGTCCTTTTGAATCCCACCATTCCTTGCAGATTCCGGCAAGACTTCCGGCGGTGAATCCGACCCACCAACCAAGCAAAGTACCGATAACAAGCGAAATCAAAACACCGACAAAGAAATGCTTTCGTTTGTCGGGCTGTTTGGCGGCTTCCTTGGTGCTTTTCCATGCTTCAATAATACTTTCCTTGACTTCTGCAATAAATGCCAAGAATCGGGCTTTTAATGGCTCTTTCACAAAAACCGATTCACCCGAAATGAAAACGGGCGGTTGCGTCTTACCTGAATAGACACCCAACCACACTTTCCCGGTGAACAAAATATTCAATCGTTCTTTGAATGTCGTTTTCCAACACGACACACATTGTTTGCCATCATTCCAAACGGGTAATGATTGACATTCACTTTCCGCCATTGTTGACGGTCTTTGCAATACCTTTGTGGATTGCGCAAAATCAATTGGTTTCATCTGCTTTTGAATTTAGTTTGCAATGCAAATGCAAAATTAAAGCGTGCATTATAGTAATGCACGCTTTAACAAAAAAAGTTAGGCACAACTTATCAAAGTTTCAACCTTATAGGCAAGTTGGCAAAAGACCATGCGAGCAAGGCGGCATCGCGGGCATCTTGATTTGTCCGACCCATCAAGCCCGTAAACGAAGCCAATTCTTCATGGGTAATCTTACGGTCTTTGCCTTTCCAACACTTCACCAATGGCGGGTGCTGCACAACCTCGATTCCGTAATGCTTGCACATTTCAACGATTTTCCGCCCGGTTTCATGGTTTGCCCCGACATCCTTTGCAATCTTTTCGGCTCTGTGTCCTTGGGCTTCATGGAAGTTGCTTTTCTTGACCATCCACCCGGCTTCAACTACAACAACCAATGTTTCTTTCACTTCATCACGGACTTTCCTTGCGTGCTGCAAGTATTCAAGCAAGTTCGGGAAATCCAAGTTAGTAACTTCTAATTGCCTTGTGGGCGGCTTCAAGTATGCCACACCGGATTTTTCTTTGTCCGGGTCAATGGCAATGATATTGTCAAATTTCGGCATAAGACATCGGATTAAAAGGGTAAATCATCATCAACATCTGACGGGACGTTGTTGGTCGGTTGCGATTGGGGCAATTGTTGTCCCGACTGTTGGGTGGGTTGGCTTTCACCTTTCAGACCACACAAGGTAACTTCATTCGCATTGACATTGACGGCAATTTGGTTGTTCCCGTGTTTATCTTGATAGGTCTTTAAGGACAAACGACCCCGGACAAAGACTTTGCACCCCCTTTTCAAATATTGGGTAAGATTACCACCGTCACCATACCAAAGCACGGACACCCATATTGTTGTTTCTAAAACCGAACCATTAGAATCCCTTTTCTTTTCAGAATGGGCAACATTCATTGAAACGTACTTCTTTCCGTTGAACTCTTTTATTTCGGCATCATTTCCAAGATTGCCAATAATTTCTAATTGCAACATAACTTATAAATTTTGTTTTATATACTTCACCCAATCGGGCGTTATTATATCCATCACGTTTTTACCCGGGTTGTTCTTTTGCCAAATCCGGCATTCTCGCAACATTTCATTTGCAACATCCACTGGCGTTCTGAACCTTTTGCCATCAATCAAATTGGTGGCACATTCCGGGATTGGTTCAATGTTGGTGAATAATCCAAGTGTTATGCAAGTGTATTGCTTTTGCTTATCAATACTTCTTGTCGTGCATGATTGGTCGGTTCTCATTGTATTTCATTTTCTGCTCGATATGCCAAGCCAAATCAACATTCAGGGATTCCGCCCACTTATTGACATACTCAATACCGAATTGAATACGTTTTTCAATCCCGATAACATCACGGGACAAGCCCTTGCACAAGGCAAATGCGTTTTCGGTAAAGCTGAACTTGTCAAAAGCCCGGTAATAACGGCAAGGGTTCATCTTGTCGAAATCAATACCCAAAGCCCCGGCAAGGTCAAAAAGACGAATGGCTATATCCGCCAATTCATCTTCAAGCGTGTTTTTGATGCACCTTTGAAATACCTTATCAAACCAATCAGGACGAATTATGCCTTGAAAGGCATTTGCCATTCCCGTATCAAAACCCACTTTGCCGGCTTTTAGTTTGTTTCGGTCGGCTTCTACCAATTCGCCAATCTCGGTTATTACAAGCATCAAACAATGTTCGTTGCTCAATCTCTTTTCCCAAAATCCGTGTTTCACGGCATTGGAATGTGCTTTGTTTGCTAATTCATTAAAGTTCATAACATCTTGTTTTAGAATAATTTTAATTGTGCTTGGTGATACAATAAGCGCTGTTTGGCTGCATTGAAATATCCGGGGTCAAGTTCAATCCCCAACATTTCAAACCCTAAATTGTGTGCTGCTATACAAATAGAACCCGAACCCAAATGGGTATCAAGGATTCTTTCACCCGGTTTTGCATAATGCACCAATAACCATTCGTAAAGTTTAATCGGCTTTTCGGTTGGGTGTATGGTGTTTTGCTTTGCCAACTCACAACGGTTTATTGTTACAACCCTTGTCGGGCAATCAAAAGATGAATATGCAAGTTCACAATCTGACATTGTTAGCCCGGTTTGCCCCTTGAACCAACAAATCCAACCTTTCGTGCCTTTTGTCAAATTCTCCACAAAGTAATTCGCACCCCAAATTATTTGATTGCGCGACACTCTTTCAAGTTCCCGGAAATACTCACGGGGGGGGTATTTTTATCCCATCCTTTTTGCTCATGGGCTTTTCGGTTGTGTTTTGGGTTTTTGCACACACATTTCTTTTGACCATCAACCCCGATTCCATAAGGCGGGTCACAAATAGCAAGGTCAAAGGCATTGTCCGGCAAATTCCGCATTACTTCCATACAATCACCATTCACAAGTTGAATACCCCCGAATGATTCAATTTTCATATTGATTTCTTGTAACTATATCAAATACCGCTTTTGTCAATTCAATGTCATACATGGCATCATGCAATGATTCATCATTGACATTCACACCAAGGGTTTTTGCAACTGTTGATAACTTGAAGTTTTCCATATCGGGGCGACGGGTCGCAAGATATGCGGAAGCAAGCACCATTACATCAATTGAGTTTGACCAAAACCAAGAACCGAAATAAACATCGCCATTCTGCAAGAAGAATCCACGCAAAAATTGGTTATCGAAAGCCGCATTGTTATAACCGACCAAAAAGAACTTATCCTTTTTGTTGAACTTGTCCACATACTTGCCAAGCATAGCCACAAACTCTTGATAAACTTGTTGCATCGGCGGGTATGCAAGTATTTGTTCGCGTGTTACACCGCCCACTTTCAAGGCTTCATCTTCAATCATTGCCCTTGGGTTGGGTTGAACGTGAAAGTCGAATGTTTCTTTTATCACGCCATCAATCACGATTTGCCCGGATATTTGGTGAATACCATGTTTGCCGGGGTTTGTTCCTGTTGTTTCAAGGTCGAAAAATACTAATTTCATTGTTTTTGATTATTTGGTTTTGTTATATTCTTCTTCAACACGTTGTAAGACATATTCAAGTGGGCGTTCTTTTATGAACCGTTCCTTTTCTTCGTTTGTCAAAGATTGACATTGCTTGACATATGTTCTTGCGTGGGCTTCCATGACTTCCGGCAATGTAGCCTTACTCCAACAATGTTCGCATAAGGAGAATGTGCCGAATGAATCACTTAGCTCAATGGATTTGGGCTTGCATACTGACCAAGGCAAACTGCAAATTTCGCAAGTTCCAAAAGACGGATAAAGTATTTGATACGCCCTTACTACAAATGGCAATCTTTTTATTCTTTCAATTTCCATACTGTTTTTGTTTTATAGTGATACAAATAATTCTAAATTTTTGATAGCCAATACTCCCATATTCGGCTTGCGATTTGTGCCATCATCACGGGTGGCACCGACATTCCACAAACATAATGCGGTGGTTGCCCGGCAAAGTTGTAATCTTGCGGGAATGATGAAATGCAACACACTTCACTTTGCCCCAAGAACCGGGGTTGCTCAAAATGAATCAAGCAAGATTCTTTGCTTGCAAGGGTGGGGCAAATTCTATCCAAGTACACATAAGTTTGATTAAAATTGCTTCCTTTGCCGAATAACCTTTCATTTGCCGCACCTTGGTTCAAATCACCTTTTTGGCGGTTATCCCATAGCAAACGTATTGTTTTGCTCTTTGCTTCACGACCTTTGAAGTCTGCAACCTCACCAAACATTATCGGCTTTTCGTTAAAGTCTAAATTCAAAGCCGGAACAACATCGAACAAGCCTTGCGAAACAAGGAAAGGCGCGGCAATATCTTTACGCAAGCACACGAAAAATACACGTTCACGGCGTTGGGGAACACCCATTTTTTGTGCATCAAGCAACCAATGTTGGCAATAATACCCGGCATCCTCGAAACCGTCATAAATGCGCCTTACATAGTTCTTGGCTTCACCAAGTAGCAATCCTTTTACATTTTCCGCAACAACCACTTTGGGCTGTAACCTCTTTGCAAGGTCTATGAAATCGAAAAACAACGTGTCCAACACTTGTTCCGCCTGCCCCTCACGAAAATGTTTCATCTTACCCCAAGCATCTTCACGGCTTCCAGCTATTGAAAAGGTAGAACAAGGGGGCGAACCGTCCAAAATATCAAGATTGAACAATTCGGGTGGCAAATCATTTTTTTCTTTGAACGTCTGTATCGGTTCAAGGAAAGGGAAACGCGGATTGTGATTTTGGCAATAGGTGTACATCATACGGTGGTCTATCTCATTGCACCCTATCACATCAAACCCGGCAAGTTTGTAACCCATAGAACTGCCCCCCCCACACGCAAAACAAGAAAATACCTTGCCTTTGTCCTTGGTGAAGTCGGCACCTTTCAACGTCCAACGGTAATCATATTTGTGCATCATTTAATTGTTTTATACCCGTTGGCGGAATTAAATTAGTGCATATTTAACTCTGCCAATGGGTTT